AAACGGCTAGTGCCATTAGTAGAGATGGCTACTTGGTCTGCACCAGGGCTGTAGATGCCGGTGTTGGGGTCGCCAGTGAACTTGAGGCTTGGGGTTGCGGCGGAAGCAAGGGCTAGGGCAGCGTTGCTGCCATTCTCACGCATTAGTGGATAACCACCAGCAAGAGCATTATCATGAACAACAAGGGTGTCTTTGTCAGTGTCAACAGTGACCTCACGAAGAGCACCAGTAAAAGTAGCAGTTTGGGCGGTGGTGCCACCGCGCAGTTGAAGTTGATCAGCCATGGTTAGTTACCTAATGAAAAAAGAAAATCAAACAGAACCAAGTGAAAAGACGCTACATCCTAAGGCGCAAGTAAAACTGCGTCCACCACCACTTTCTCCAGTGAAAAAGTCAAGGGCACAACCAGTAGTTAAGTCCCCTAGGTCCATAATCTTGGAACCAATAGCACCAGCGGTGGTGTTGTAAAGATCTCCAAAGGATTTCGATCCTAAGTTAAGTGCCTGATCAGCCTTAACAATCGCAGCATTGGCTGCTGTGGTTGCCGCAGTAGCAGTAGCAGCTGCCGCATCAGCAGTGACAACAGCTGCACTTGCATTGGTGTTGGCAGTGTTGGACGTACTATTGGCAGTATTGGCCGTGGTAACGGCATTGCTAGCATTGGTACTGGCCGTATTAGCCGTACTAACAGCATTACTTGCGTTGCTGCTGGCCGTGTTAGCGGTACTTACCGCAGAGTTAGCCGAACTAACCGCAGCAGCTGCGGCACTGCTAGCACTGTTGGCCGTAGCCACAGCAGCACTTGCATTGGTGTCGGCAGTATTAGCCGTAGCAGAAGCAGCATTAGCTACCCCCACAGCATTGCTGGCATTCGTGCTAGCTGTGTTGGCCGTACTGTTGGCAGCATTGGCCGTACTAACAGCCGCAGAGGCGTTGGAACTGGCCGTGTTGGCTGTGCTAACAGCAGTTGAGGCGTTGCTGCTGGCTGTGTTTGCTGTGCTTACTGCGGCACTGGCACTACTGCTAGCAGCGTTTGCCGTAACCACAGCAGCATTGGCCGTTGTGATGGCCGTACTTGCATTGGCACTAGCTGTGTTAGCAGTAGTAACAGCATTACTAGCATTGGTGCTAGCGGTGTTAGCCGTGCTGACCGCAGCAGACGCATTGCTGTTGGCTGTGTTGGCCGTACTAATAGCAGCTGTGGAGTTACTTAAGGCTGTGTTAGCAGTGGCGGTAGCAGAGGTAGCCGTGGTCGTAGCTGTGTTAGCTGCGTTGGTGGTCTCCTGAGCAATGAACAGAACCTGATCAAAGTCACTATTCAGATCACTGGCCTTAATGGACGACCCTGGAAAGAAGGTTGCCTGAAGATTGGTATCGTCCGTGCTACGCTTAAGCAGCACAGTAGCCCCGTTGGCAGGGGCTGTGACAAACTCAATGGTAGTAGCGTTGGCAAATGAATATGCAGTTTGGAGGGTTCCATTGAGGTAGACATCTACATCAGTGGTTTCAAGATATGGGAAGGTGATGGAAAACAGCTTATTACTGCCGTTTCCCGAATAGGTATTCTGTGTGGTTGCCATAGCTAAGAACTCATGTGATTGTTACTGTTTAGCAAACTGCTTGAGTTGCTCAAGGTTGGATGGACGGAAGTCCCCTTGGTAGGCTCTGATCTCCTGGTCTCTGGTTTGGAATACCTGAGCACGATAGGTAGGATCCTCTTGGAACAGGACTGCCAAGGCTTGATTCTTGTAAGCAGACACAAACTCTTTCACTTTTTTGATGTGAGGAGGTGCATCTTCTTTCTCTCCAAGGACCATTTCAGAAGTAATGGGACGACCTTTCCACTGCTTTGCCATGGCTTGCCATGCCTTATCATGGAATAGGGTATCCAGTTTCTTGTTCAGACCACTCTTAAAAAGAAGTTGTGCAAGTCTTTCGCGTTGTTCTGGTTCAAGTTGGATGCCATTCTGACCAGTCTTCAAGATCGCATTTGACGGAAACTTGATGTCAGTCATTGTCTTAACAACAAAGTTGTCATTGACATCATACAAACGGATAGGGGAAACAGCATTCCAAACACCACCACCGATGCTATTCAGTTTCTGACCTGTGATCCAACTGGTAACAGAAGGGACATCTTTGCCATAACCAGGCAACGCTGCAACCAAGACCCGATCAAGTTCACTACGGGTTTCCTTAAGGTACGGTTCCAGGGAATTAGATAATGCCCTGCGAGCACCAGCATAGGGAAGGAAGTTGTTAGTCGTATTCCAAGCAAGGTTCATCATGCCTGGATCGTTCATATTCTTTGGATCCAGCAGTTGACCAATGGATGAAAGACCAGCAAGAAAGCTCTTGTCTGTGTAGCCAGCAGTGATTGAATACGCCAGCTGCCTCATGATGTTACTAGCAGCATCAGCACCACCAATCTTCACCAACCTCATTGCATCAGCAACAATGCTGAGCATACTGTTGACGGGTTCCAGTGCTGCGTAAGATACCCACTTGTTACCAATCTTAATGGACATAGCAGGTCGTCCTTCCTCTTTCCATGCTTGGCGTTCCAACTTATCATAAGGGACATTGCCAGTGATGTCAGTCATCATGGCCATAGTGACCATGCTACCAACCAACATAGCACCGGTTGCTTGCCGTCCCTTGATCTCTGCCACAAGAAGGAGGTCACCACTTTTTTCAGCAGCTTCCAGCGTATCTCCAAGGCTCCTCATGACCTTATGGATACCAGGCACATGTTCCAGACCATAGCCAAGAAGGTTGGCAGGGGTACGAACAAAGGGGATGAAGAGTTTCCCCACACCACCAGGAGACTGATCAATGGCATTAGCAATGGTGCTAATGAATGACCCTGGATCCTGTTGGAAGGTGATGCGTTCAGCATAGGCAAGCAGGTCTGGATCATTGATACGACCTGTTTGTGGATCAATGCCTTTTGAATACTGCTTGAGATACATATCAAACAAATCTTTCTCCGAAGCTTCATCCACGCTGTGAAGCTTGGCTTCATACATTGCCTTACTGTTCATCCGATACCGAGCAGCCAAGGACTTGAAGAAGTCATCGCCTGCCATCAGGGAACGGCTGGGCCAGCTAAGCCATGGGTTGTTCTGGAAGTTGTAGCTGTTTTCAAGGAATCCAGCAGCCATCTTTTCCGAATCGGTCCTAGCTGCTAGGTTCATTTGTTCCAGCATGGCCCTGGTTTCAAAATCATCAACAACAAACTTATGGTTGAAGTTGACAGAATCACCAGTCTTCAAGGTGGTAAGTGCTACCTTCCAGGCATCTTGGAAGCCGGTAACAATGCCATGCATACCAGCAACAGCAGAAGCTTTGACAGCCTTATCACCAACAACAAACGCTGAGAAGGGACGTTCAATCAGTGAGTAGGTGTTACCAAAAATGTTGCGAAGGTGAGTGATGGGACCAGACAGCATTGACTGGTACATCCCATTGATTGCTTGTTTGAATCCGATGCTACGAGCATTCCCCCAGAACGTGACCATTTTGGTTGGATCACCACCAGCAAGAACCATAGCCCGAATCATGGCATCAAGTTCGTCTGCTGCTTTTGGATCGCTGGAGCGTTGTAGCCTCTTGATGCGTAGTGCCCAATCACGAATCTCTTTGGTGGTGAGTTCATTCTTAGCAGCACCCTTTGCTTCATCAAGAACATCATCCCCAAGACCAACAACCCTTTGGAAGATCTGAAGGGTACTACCAGTCTTGTAGGCTGTGTATTTGTGGAAATCAAGGAGGGTAACCATACGATCAACCAACCGATCAATGCTGTTACCAGGCAGTTGTCCTGCTTCTCGCAAAGCAACGGCATTGGTAGCAAGATCATTGATCTGTAATGCCGTATCACGAATCAGGGCCTTGGTGACAAGGATACCCTTCTTTGATAGCAGCCGACCTGTGGTGTTCTCAGGGTCAATGAGTTCTGCCTGCTTCATCATGCTGAGCATGTTCTGCTCATTGATGTCACCACCAAGGGCAGATCGGAAGTTATCAAGCTCTTCAGCAGCAGACCTGATAATACCATCAACCGAATCACGAGCAGCAGCAGCAGCTTGTTGAAGATCAAATCGGCTACTGATGTTGCGAACTACTTCTTGTGCGTTACCGGTGATGTTTTGGATGCGATACTGAGCATCCGTCATCATGTGGGTAGCACCCCTCACAGCAGCAGTTGGCATCGTATCACCAAACCCACCAATCTTCCCAGTGTTACCACTGAAGGATTCATGTTGATCAGCAATCGCTCTGACTGGATCTCCTTCCTTCACGTTTGCCGAAGCATCCTGTGGGAGGTGTGACTTGGCATCACCAGGATCATACCCATTGACAATACGCTCATCAAGTTCTGCTTGATTCATGCGAACGTCAGAAAGGGCTTCACGGACAGCAATGACCTGTGGATCCGTATCAGAAAGGTTTGCAGCGCGGTAGGCTTCTTCCTGACTGATCAGGCGAGACTCCATCTTGCTGAGTTCTTCAATTTCCAGCTGATGAACCTCACCCCAACGAGTTGCTTCTTTTGTCACATCAGAGGAATAGGCTTTGTCAGCAGCCTTCATTGCTGTGTTGCTGGCTGTTAGTCCTTGGACCAGAGCCTCTTCTTTGGTGGCTCCAGCCTTCAAGGCTGCCTGTGCTGCCTTACGACCAAACATCATCCATACCAAACCATCACTGACAGAGTTAAAAACTCCACCCTCAAGGGTTCCTTTGATCTTTGCAGTGAAGACATCATCATTCCGATCAGTGGCAAGACCAAATAGGAATGAGTTGTGAAGGGGGTTGTCTTCTGGTACGAGGTTTTGAACCATTTCCGAGAAGTTACCATCCGTTGGTTTGGTGAGGATGAAGTCTGCCACAGCCCCTGGAACAAGTCCAGAAGCCACTGCACCACGTACTCCAACGCCTTTGGTACCCAGCTGCACAAACGCCTTCGGAAGGGCCTTGCTGGCCGCCCTGGTGAGGACTATGAGCTGCCCTAGTTTGGCTGCGGTTTGACCAAGTTGTGTCTTAGGCTTATCCACACCAAAAGAATAAGCAGCAGCCGTGTAACGATTGTTCCAAGGATCCTCAGTAGGAGCCACGGGTTTTCCAACAACCTTGGATGCACCTACCTTCAGAATGTCTCCAACAAGATCAGCCGTGTTAAGGGTGTCTTCGGCTATGCCAACAAGCGATGTGGCTGAGACCCTATTCTGTTCAGTGATTGCTTCTGATACACCTTTGAGTCCTAAGGCATCAGCAGCCATTTTAATTGGCTTTGTGATAGGATTCACTGCCTCAATAATGCTCTTACCAACCACACCCTTGCCAAGGTCAGCTACTGCTTTGATTGGGTTAACACTTTTTGGGGTGTTCAGCTTTTGCTGTGCCTGTTGTTCAACAACTGCTTGTTGGGCTGCTTGTTCCTTTTCGTAAGTGTCGTTGGTGTAGTATGGATCCAGAGGTCCAGGTCCCACAGGACCAGAGAATTGTGGCATGGTAGTTGTGAGCCCGCAGGCCAAAGAAAGGGAAGAAAAGGAAACCAGCGCACCAGTTTCCTTTTGTTAATCAAAGTTCACGTTTCAGTTCCGCATAGGCCCTACGAGCCTCGGGAAGGTATTGGCGATGAGTACCGCTGCGAAAAACACTCCAAGCATTAAGGCCTTGGGAAGCCAAAATCATCTTCATACCACGAGCATTGACATTGGGATCTTTGAGTTGCTCATAATCCTTAATACCAAGTGCTCGGGCCCGTTCAGGTCCAAGCTTATCAATCATATTGATTTGCCAAAGACCAAACGAATTGTCACCAGTGCTTCGGTTTGGATTGTGTGCACCAGGACGACCACCAGATTCACCAAGAGCAATAGCAGCCATCACGATAGCTTTCTCAGGATCAAGACCTTGCGACATTCCAAGACGGATCAGATCTTTGGTGCTGGTAGTTGGACCATCTTTCACAGAAACCGGAGCACCACCACCTTGCATCCTTGTTGCACGATTCTGTGCCTCCACAATCCGTTGCAAGTTCAACATCTGTTGCAGGTAGTTCCCGCCAGAAGCATTAAGACGTTGGGTCGCCCATGGTGCTACCGCTGCGTACTGCGCTTGTTGTTTGGCTTGTGGACTATTTTGGATTGGGGTAGGATCAATGCCTAGGTGCTGTGCTTGTTGTGTTAACAGGCTTACGGCACCACCAGTAGTAGTATCAGCAAACTGCTGTGCCCTACGGGTAAGGGGTTGGTTGTTGGTAAACCGATTGATGTTATCAGTTATCTCTTCCTTGCTGAGCAACACAGAACTACCAGAGTTCATGCTTCTCAGTTGGATGGTTCTTGGATTGAATCCAGAAGCCTCTATGACGGATCCTTTGAGGGCACTTTTAATGCGATTAGGAGTCAAAGCTGGATTTGTACTAATAGGTTTAGTAGTCCAAGATCCTTCAGCTTTATTGTATGTGAAATAGTTACCGATGGTTCGTGGCAACTCATTAAGAACAAATTGATTGATGTCATTATCATCAGGAGTCTGCCCCTTAGCAAGTTGGGATTTTCTCCAAAGATAAACATTCCTAACCAAATCATTAGTTATCTGTTCAACGTGAAGGACGTTTGTTTCAGGAAGATTAAACGGATTAAGAGTAATAGCACCAGCTTCTTTCAACTTAGCCTTAACCGCATCAGAAATACTAGAACCAAACTGTTTCTTAAATGCTCCTTCATCTGAAGTCGTAGCAGACACACCAAGTTCTCTTCCCATCTCCTGAGAGAGTTTTCCAGATTGAACATCTCTGTTCAACTGTTCTTGGGTAGGACGTTTGCCTTGGGCAATGCCTTCTCGGTACTGACGATACAGTGTGTAATCAATGTTGATTGGATCAGACAGGATCTGTGTGCGGTACTTCAAAGCCTCTGAGCTGCCCTTGTCGGCCAAGGTACCCAACACACTGATGGTTTGCTTACGTAGGTTCTGGAGGTCTCCAGGAGACATGGTAGCGTCTTGCTGTGCCTTCGTTAGGATTCCCCACGCTTGCTCAGCTTGTTTGCCCATCTCCCTTTCAGCCTTGGCTGCTTGCTGCTCAACACGACCTTCAATGACATCAATGACCTTACTGAACTCTTCAGGATAAGCAGCACCCAATGTGATGCTGTTAGGATCATTGGCAATCTTCCTAACCTGAAGAAGTTTGGCTACTTGTGCTTTGGCAGTCATTTCATCCAAAGAAGAGATGGAGGCAAGGGCTTCCCTCATTACCAAATCATTAGCAGCACCTTTGCTAAGATCACCTTTGATTACCAGATCACTGACATTTCGTTGGTATGATTCAGACATACCAGAAACATCCAAGTTGCTGTTGTTGAACTCACTACGAATGAATCCACTCGTATCAGAGATGGCAGTTTCCTTTGCCTTCCTTACTTCCGAAGAGAGTTTGTTAGCAAACATCTGACCCTTCACCGCCTGAATGCTGGGGGCAAGATGCTCAGCAAGGATGGTAGGGTTAATGCGACCGATGTTGCTTTGACCAATTAACCTTTGTTGGCCAAATTCAAGAGCAGCTTGGATTTCCAATGGGGTGCTTGCTTCTGCTGGAGAAATCATCCTACCATCAGCAGTAGGAATCACCTTGTCCTTGGTGTTCTCCATCCAGGTCATGAAGAATGCTTGGGAATCAGTGGCTGCTTGTTTGGCCATACCAACGGCCTGACCGTAGGAACGCCAGCCAGAGATTGCTTTGCTTTCTGCCTTGAACTGTTGGGACACATCAAGGCTGCCAGCATCTGCCAGATCCTTAGCAACCTGACCATCAACCTCAGCCGCAGTCCTTAGCAAGCTCACATTAACTTGGTTTTGCTGTGTCTGTTCTGGCGTAGGTGTCCTGACCCCATTCAAAACATCAGCAACACCTAGGTTGTATTCTTCTTCGTTTTTCTTCTTGGCTTTGTCGGTAAGGAAAGATGTTAGGGTGTTACTGAACTGGGAAAAGGCAGTAAGATCCTGTTCTGATTGTTGCAGCATCTGCCGCGACGGATCAAAAGGCGTAACAGCAACCTGCCGTGGGGCAAAGCTTGGTGCTGTTGTGGAACCAGACAGACCAATTTGCTGGCCAGCGGAGTCATAAGTAATGGCCATGGTTATGTAGTTGCTTTTGGTGCTTTCAAACTAGTGTAGGTTCCAAATCCAGACAACGCAGCCCCACCAAGACCAAGAGCCAAAGACCCAGCACTTGGAGCAGCAAGACGGTTGGCTGCGGCCTGATTGATGTTGCTGGTTGCTGCTGCATTAACACCAACCTGCTGATCAAAGATGCTTTCCATACCAAACCCATAGTCCTGTTGGGCATAGGCCAGGTTCAAACCAAGGTTAGCAAGATCCTTGCCTTCTGTGCGTTGAGCATCACTCAGGAGGCCCCCTACGCTCTGTCCGGTACGACCTGAGGCCAGGACTGTGCCTTGGGACTGAAGACGCTGTGAGAGGAGCTGCTCGGCCTTCTGGGAGGCCTGGTCATATTCGCCCTTGAGTTTGAGCTGTGTCTGCTGGTAGGCCTTGTTGGCTGCCAGTTGGTTCTGACTGAGTTGGGCCTCATAAGCCTGTCGTTGTTGCTGATAAGCCTGTTCGGAGGCTGCGGCTGCTGCGCCTTGGGATTGGTAGCTTGCAATGGATTGCACTGCCCCCATCGCAAACGTAGCAATACCCATTACAATAGGTGTGCACATGGCTAGGTTAGCTTAGCGAATTGGACGTAGGTTCTTTGACTAGGAGCCACCACATAAGACAATCGCTTGAACCCAAGAAGATGAAGAAGCTTCATGTGCATCTTGTTTCGTGGGTCAGCAATGTTATGGAGTACCTCATACTCGGTCTGTGAGGCTACCCATTTGCGGGCCTCCGAAAGAAACAACTTGGGGTAGGATCGGACATAGGGTGTGGTAAGCATCCAAATGGCTCCGCAATGGGCATCTGTTCTGGATACCCCCGCTACCCCGCAGATCATCCCCCTGGGGTTCCAGAAGGTCACAGGGTGGTCTGAGAGGAGGACAGACATAGTTACCGCATGGGTAAGGTCAGTGTGACCCAGCCCAAGCAGTTCCTGTTTGTCGTCCTCCTGAAGGTTGTTGGCCACCCAGATTGCATCCAGGTGACCTGCCTTGTTAATCAGTTTCTTGCAAATACGCATAGGTGTCAAACACGGCTAATGCCTTTGGTGTTGTAGGTTCCTTCCCACGTCACAGACGTGAAGGCAGTAGGGAAGGGACTGTCAGCAATCAATTCAAACTCAAACTGTGTTCCCTTTGCAAGAATAGGAACAACACTTTGAGCATTACGAATGATTGGAATGTTGTTTGCCTTGTAGTAGTCGGCACTGATCTGGGGAAGTGCTAAGGAAAACTCATTCCTTCCCTGGGCACGTACCACAGCCCGATAAGGACCGGAGTTGTAACTATCAATACGGAGACGAGACACATAGGGGACATTCACCGTATCTTTCTTTTCACCTGCGGCGGCGCTGTCAGAGTAGTAGAAAGCTGGCAGTTGTGCTAATGCCTCGTACTTGTAACCAAGAGCAAACAGTGATGTGGTTTGGTTGCCCTCAACAGTAAGGAAGTACCGCTGACCCACAGCCTTGCTCATGTCCACCGTAATGGTCTGCTCTTCAAAGTATCCAGCAACATCTGGATTAAGATACATCAGTACGGCCTGTTCATTGGTGTCTTCAAAGCCATCCTTGAAACACACATGCGTCAGATCAGTACCAGCATCATAGGCCAGTGTTGGTGAATAGTCAAACAAGTCCAGACGAACGTCAAGGTATTCACCCTCAAACAGCAAAGACTCAGCTGGTGTCTCAGTAATCAGAGACAGCACACTCAGGACATAGTTACTACCATGTTTGGTAATGACATACATCAGGTCCTGATCAAAGTCAAAGTGTTCAATGGTGCCCGGCATGTTCCAACGGAACCACCCTGAGATTCGTGACTCACCCAGCATGAAGAACCGATAAAGGTACAACGAGCTGGGTTCTTGCTTGCTTAGTAGTGCAAGGGTGTTGGATGCTTGTGATGCTTTGAATGCCGTGATTACTGCTGGAACATAGGAAGGGATGGGTCTGGTAAGTTCAATAACCACAGGCTTCCCGCCAATGTTGTCACCAATGTTCATTTCAAACACCGAGGTTGCCTTCAAGCCCTCCTCCACAAACACAAAGCTAGGACCTATGTCAACAGGAGATACCTTATCAGACTGGCTGTAGGAAGACAGTAGGTTAATCTCAGCAGTCTTTGCCGAGAAGGATTCTGTGGTGGTCTCCAGGATGTACTGTGCATTGTCCCCAAACAAGATCAATCCTCTCGGAGCAGGCACTACCTGCTTCAATCTGATTGGTTTTCGGCTGCTTGCACTGATGTCAATAGGATCACTATCAACTACGGTGATGACCGTGCTGGCAAAGAAGTTGAAGTAGTCCCCTGCCTGTGAGCAGATTGCATTCTGACGAGACGTGAAGACAATACGGTTCTTGTAAAAAGAAATACTGTCCAGGGCAAATCCAACAAAAGATGGGAATGGGTTTGAAGTGTTATCACCAACAACACGAGGTTTCCAGTATTGGAGGCGAGCCTCATCACCCTCCAAGTTCTGGGTATTCACACTGGTGATGGTAAAACTGTCCCCGGAAGGAATGCTTACCACGTTGGTTGCGGCATACCCCTGCCCTGGCTGAGCAATACTGATACCATCAATGATGCCAAAGGTGGTTTGAGTACTGGTAATACCGGCCCGTAGTTCGTTGCTGATGTTTTGAAAGGAGCTGTTGATGAAATAACTGGTATTACCAATCACCAATGGACTGGCATCTGATGTTACACCAATCTGAGAACCATTAAGATACCAATAGTATGTAACGGTTGTTGTGATAATATCAGGATTTTGAAAACTTTGATCTCCTTCGTGTCTGTAACCACCATACTCTGACGTTGTTGTTACAATTTGCCGCACATAACTACTACTGTTAGCCGCAAAAGAACTGGTTACAATATTAGATCGAATCTTATCAACCTTAATTCGGAGGTTCTTTCCTGCTCCTCCTGTGGCTTCAAATTGTTCTCCAATAACATGTCCAGCGGAATAAGCATTGGTGATGCTGACGGCGGTTGGAATGCCCGTAACAACACTTGTCCCCGCACTTGCAATGGCAGATGCCTCGTCAAGCTTACGATAGGTAAACGTACCATTAGCCTCTCGGATGAGCACATGAGGCATGGTCTCTTCATTAAAACCAAGAACCGTGCTAGGAGCTACGGTTTCATCCCAACGTCCAATGCCAGCACCACTATTGTCATCGGTGCGAAACACAACCCAATAGTCATCTTCGGCAACCGACTCCGTGCCACCAACCTTGATCTTGAGGTTATTGAGGAACTGGGTAGGTAAGTTAGCAGGAGAGGTTACCACACCCTTGTAGGCGTTAATGGCTGTGCCTGTGCTACCACCCTTTGCTTCAATGGTGAAGTCAACGTTTGTGTTACGACGAATGTGGATGCTGTTACCAATAGCAGTAGCAACCCAACTAGCATTACCATTGATGGCAGAAGCTAGGCCACCAACAATGTCAGACACGTTGAGTTGTACGGTGCCCGTGGTGGGGGTTGCGTAGGAAAATGCTGTGCCGTTCAACGTAATGATGTAGGTGGAGGAATACGCAATCGTAGCAATAGTTACAAATGCGTACGGGGTCTGTGCCGCGCTGGTTGCCCCTGCCTGTGCTACCTTGATATTCCGGTTCAGAACAAAGATGTAATCGTTGACCTGAAGGGTAGTAAGGTCATCAAAGGAATCATGAACAGCATAGGCAGTTGCTTCAGCTGCAACCGCATTCACTGTTTGCTGAATACCATTGTTGGCACTCCATACCTTCAAAGCACCTGCCTTGCTGAACTGGACAAGATACTTCTCCTTATCATCTCGGAAGATGGTGAACCACGTACCATCACTTACAGCATTGGCTAACTTACTGACTCCTCTCATTCCTGGACGTTTGGTAAGACCAAGTGTCACATCAGGATAGTAGTTATCACAAACACGAAGCTGTGTGCTTAGCTTAATTGAATCTGGTTGTTGAGAAACACCACCAATTAGGTTAGGGATTTTCTGGGAGATGGCAGCCATTATCGTGCAATAGTACGGAACGGTGTGTAAGAAACGTAGTAGTTCTGACCACTCTCAACGCCAAAGATACTTACCGCAGAGGTGTTGGTATCATAGGCCAAGCAGTTGGAACGTAGGATAGTTTCATCCTGGGCATTGAACTGGAACATCTCCTTGGATCCTACCACGCTGCCCGCAAAGACACGAGCTGCTCGTCTGGCAATGTAGTCCTGGAAGACCTGGGGAAGATCCTCAAATTCAAAGAGAATTACAATGTCACAAAGAAGTGGGTCAGCAGTTGGAAAGGTGAAGCTATGAGAAATCTTATCGTAGAGTTTGCCGTTTCTCAATACGGTCTGGTATTTTTGCACATTGCTATTCTTGTTGTCTGAAATCTGAAGGATACCATTGGGAACAGTAATTGTCCCATCAATGTCAGGAGTGAAGGGGTAGTTAATCTCAGTATTGAAATTCCATCCTTCTCCTTGGACCTCTCGGTTCACAGACTCAATGATGCTCAGTGCTGTGGCAATCTCTGGGTTGGCGATGTCGAGCGACACCACTGGTGCCTGCCCGATGCCAACCAACATCTGGTTAATGGCTTGAAGTTGGGTAGTCATGTTTCGGACAGGTAGGTATTAAAAAAAAGGACCCAACCCATAATAGGTCAGGCCCTTATGAAAGGATCACAAAGGATCAGACGTTACGGAAAGCACCAGCAACGCCAACGCGCACAGCGCCAGCACCATAGGCCAGACGGCCCACGATCACGTCGCCTTGATAAATCACCTTGGTGTCAGCACCAGTGGTCTGAACCGAAGGACCGATGGCTTCCACAACGCCGGCAGCGTCACGATGGAAGATCAGGCCGCAGGAGTTGGTGAAGTTGGAAGCAATGCCGTAGGAGTTGTTCTCACCGGTCACAGCAGCAGCATCAATGGCAGCGCCAGTGGCGGAACCATACTTGCCCAGGAAGGGGATGTTGTTGCTCTTCTTGATGCTGATACCAGCGATCTCATAGAGACCATCGCCGGAGCTAAGGTTACCACCAGAGGCACCATAGTCGCGGTTCAGGATGTTGGTGTCAACCTGGCTGATCAGGGCGTAGTACTGACGGGGGGACAGTACGGCCACACGACCATCCTTAGGAGCAGCCACTTCATCAAGACGGGCAGCAGCTTCAAAGAAGCCGTCAACCAGGGCTTGGGCATCATACTCCTTGGAGGCACCCAGGTTGATCTGGAAACCACCAGGCTCGCCGGTTACGGCAGCGGTAGCAGAGGAGGCCTTGTCCAGAACGCGGAAGATGCGACGATCATAGAACTCAGCAAGGCTCTGGCCGATCTGACGGGCGATAGGGCCACGGATGTCATACTGGCTCATCACCTCATCAAGGCTGTCCACAAAGGCACTGGCGATCAGCAGATCGTCCATTGCGATGGTGGTCTCAGCAGCAGGAGGATTGCCAGCACCCAGGATGGGCACACCAGCAACGTGGTAACCAGCCGAGATACGACCGGTGTGAATGAACTGGGCTTGCTTACCACCACGGAGGGTCCGGTTCATGACCAGATCCTTAGCAATGGTGCTGTTACGGAAGGCTTCGTAGACTTCGCCAGTGAACAGCTTCAGGAAAAGAGCGGTAGTACTGCCAGCTTTGTTAGCCTGGCCAAGATAGGTAGGTGTTGCAGACATGAGTCTTAGTAGGTAAGAGTGTTATGACAGTTCCCAAACGTTTGGTTTTTCCTAGGAGGTAGTATTCGGTTGTTAGGCAATAGTCCCGTCATATTGGGTGTCCACCGCAGCGGGCCAATACTCCAGCTAGCTGGGTTTTTTAATGAGGTCCCGACCTCAAGAGAAAGGGGGTCCGACACTGAGGTGCCCCCAATCTGTTCTTACATCAAATCGTTGCTGTTTGCAAGCTTCTGCTCTACGTCATAGCGATAGGCAGGGTCATTGCGGTAGCGTGGATCTGAAATAGCTCGTGCAAGTTCAGCCTGGCTACGGAAACCCGGTTCTGGGCGAGGTGCGCGATTGCCACTGACACGCTTACCTTCAAAGCCCACAGCATCCTTGAAACGATTGTTAAGGGCCTGCACAGCAAAGAAGATAGCATCTTTGTTGCCACTGTTCACCACATTGTCATAGGCTGCGACCTCCTCAGGTTTGAGGTTATCAGCAGCCCATGCAAGGGTATCATTGTAAGCATCTTGCCCGCCCACGGATGTGACGATGGACTGGGCATCAGTATCAGACAAAGGTTGTGCCTTTGCCACTGGGTTACTCTTTTGGAGTTCCAGGTAAGCATCAATGAGTTGCTCTGATGGCATCTCCTTCAGCTTCTGGATGGTCTCCGGTTTCAGAGCATTATCATTGGAGTAGTATTCCTCCGAAGCATCCTTCAGAAATTGAACTCTTTCAGTAACCGGTGATTCGGTTTCTGATTCAGTTTCTTCAGAAGATTCTTCGGTAGTCTCCTCTGTTGATTCCTCATCTGTTGGTTCAGATTCCTTGGATCCAAGCTTTTTCTGTAGTTCCAGATAAGCCTTTTCAAGGTCTTCAGCAGACTTGAACTTTCCAGCATACTGACCAGCATCCTCGGAATCAGTTTGACTTCGACGATACTTTTCTTCATTTGCTGCTTCTTGGGCCTCAATAATCTTGCTACCAGTCTCCAGGTTCTTTGTTTCTGTTGCCTCACGGGCAGCAGTCACATCTGGATCAGTACCATCAAAAATGATTTCAGACATTGAGAGTTAGTGGATGACAATAGAAACACAACCAACACCAGGGGCAGTTACCTTGGCATCACCATACTTGAACTGTTCCTTAGGACCAGACGGGGATGGGATGCTTACTGGTGTGGGAATTGCAGAAGGCAACTCATTACTGCTGTTGGGGTCGGGCAGGGGGTCCTGCTGCTGGGGCAGCTTGACCACTGCCTGCTTGTTGCGAGGTGTTAACGACATTTTGAAGGGCTTCAAGAGCACCAGGGTTTTTGGTGGGGTCCATCATAGGAGCCTTAGCCAGTTGTCCGGCCTGTCCCATAATGCTATTGGACATGTTCATCTGCTGCATCTTCTGCATTTCTGCATTGCGTTCATCAGCAGTCTTGACCAGTTTCAAGGTATCAATGCCCTGAGCAGCAGCAAGTCGCTTCACTGCTTCCTCAGGGTCAATGTATTTGGCCATTGCCTCGGGGCCAAGAGCTTGTGAGATTGTGGATAGGAACATCATGAGAGACTCACGATCCTGTCCACGACCAATACCCTCAAGGCCAGCAATGATGGTGGGGAAGACCACACCCTTAGGAAGGTTTGGTATTTCCTTGGAGCGTTGGAGCATGAAGAGTTTTCGTGCCAAGTACGGACGAACCAACTCCACAGCCAGGTTGCCATAGATTCCACCAAGCTGCTCATTAAGCTCTTGTTGGGTGGCTCTGATTTCCTCAGCAGTGGTCCTCTCAGATTGACGCACAGACATCACCAGGAAGGCCTCAGAGAGGCGTTGGGTGAGTGACTGGATCATCTGGTAGGCACTACTGAAATCAGCCTGCTTGTTGACCTGAACAGCGGTCACATCATCAGCCCTGCCCATGATGATAGCACCATTCCCTGCCTTGGCAAGGGTACTGGGCTTCACCGTAGCAGAAGGACTGACAAGGAAGACAACCTTAGCAGCAGCTGCTGAGCCTTCCACCATGGCTTGCATGAGGCCCTCCAGGGACTTCAGGTCTCCTAGGTACTCCTCAATACGACCACGACCATAGTCCTCACCATCCACCACGTTGAACCGTAGGGGCAGCCAGGGGGTTGTGTTCTTAGGGGCCTTACCAAAGGAATCAGGAAGGATGGTTCCTTCCACTTCTTGTTTCCATCGCCATTGTCCATCCGTAAGCTTAGCCCAGGTGAACACAGCAACTTCTGATTCCCCAACACTCACGTCTGTGCTAGGAGCACTGGTGTTGTCAGAGACATCATTGACATTCCTGGTTGCGTTCTTTTGGAACTCAGGTGGCAGGAACTGTCGGTCAATAGCTTCAACAGTAACGATCTCGGTGGGACTACCCTCTCCATCTCGGACGACCACATAACGGTCAAGAGGGTACAACTTAACACCACTATTTCCCATGAATACCAGGGCATTCCCGGTAACAATGAGGTGCTTCATTGCCTGATGAAGGATAACACGATCCTGTGATTCGGCAATGCTTTGCATGACTACCCTCTCCATCTTGGACAGAGAGAGGTCAATCTCCGACTTAACGGCAGCACTCATTGATGGGTCCAAGCTGAGCTTACCATCATTGATCTGAAGCTTGAAGAAAGTTGCATTCACAGGGAACAAACTTAGCATCAGCTTTGATGCCATGACGTTAACGCCTTTGGCGCCCATACTTTGCCAAGGAGTGGTGAGCTTCTGTCCATTCACCACACCCGTAGGGGTGAGGAGATACGGAAGAGAAAGCACAGCACAGTCCCTGGCAGTATCCAAGAAGATCGTTCTGTCGCTAGCCAACCTTGCGTAACGACTTGCGGCAGATTGATTTTCCATTGTTATTTACCAATACTGAAATTAGGTGAACCAGAAGACATACCACCAATGCTAAGGGGGGAAGCAGATGGGGTTGCACCACCAGTGCCAAGGGGAATGGCCAACATGCTTGTCCCTTTGCTTGCCCGTTGCATGTTCTGCCGGGTGGTCATTGCAGGCCTGATTGTGGTTGGTTTGGTTCCAGGTTCAATTACCGGAGCCGGAGGGGGTGCTGGCTTTTCCATCGGTGATGGTGCCGGAGCACTTGGCATACTAGGTGCAAGGCACATGATTACGGATTGCGTTTTGACTTGATGTAGCGAATGACCATAAGGGCACCAGCCATTCTTCCTGATTCCCAAGATGTCATCTCATGGTCAGGATAGTTGTCTGGATACCTTTGGTCAAGATCCTCAATAAGAAGATCAAGATCCACACGTCCCCCCACCACGTCGGTGAGGGGAAGTTCGGTGGCATCAAAGTAGGCATCAACCATACTGGGGAAGATCAGTGTTACTGGCTTCAAAAAATGCAGGCATCCTTGCACGTTGCGTGTCAGAAAGGCCAGGAGCTTTGCCACGTTCGTACAGGGAATCAGACTGGCTGATCCAGAAGTCCTTGCTGAGGTACTTGTTAATGTGGTATCCGGTTAGACCATCCATCATCCATCCAACAGTAGCACGGCGTAATCGGTTAAGGCTTTGCGTTGACTTGAGGCCAAGCTCCGAGCAGACCATGCTGTGGATGGCAACGTGGGTTTGCTCATCTCGGCTGATGTCTGCTGCTGTGGTTCGGACTCCGATGTCTCCGTTGAATCGGTAGAAGGGCAGTAGGACAAAGAAAACACTCCTTTCAAGAATAGCTGCCTTAAGGATCGGATGCTCCGGTGCCTCAAGCCAAGTTTTCAGGATGTGACTTCCTTCTGCTTCTGCCTTTGGATCAGAACCATGAGCAGCGACCACATAACGGAAGGCCTGATCGTGGCGCTCTTCATCCAAGATGTTTGACCTGAGGGCTTCCACAAGACCAGCAGTCTTGGGAAGTTCCTTTTCAAGACCTTGCCGAAGGAAATCAGCGACAGGCAACTCCAGACTACGCAGAGCAAGAGCACGAAAGAAGGCATCATCGGAACCAGGAACTAGGTTACCCTTGCGAACGGCCACAGGCGTCCACTTACGCTTTCGAGAAACGACCTGATCATAGGGGGAAAGGGTTTGGGTCATTACTCGCCACAGGGAATACAACGATCATCAGACGGAGGTACTTCCTCAAGAGGATCCTCATCAAACTTGAAAAACTCATGGAACTCTTCATCAAGAGCACCCATCGCATCATCCTTTGCAAGCACATCAGGCATCACCTGAAGGGAATAGTAAAGCGACGTTTGTGGCGAGTCCATCCACTTATGAATGAAGTCTTTGTCGTAGGTAACTACATCACTCCAGCTGTTGTAGGAGTAGCCATGGAATAGCATGGTGTTTTGTAACAACGCTACCAATCCATCCACCACCTTGTTGTAGTTGTCCCAGCCAACCTCAGCAGCAATCTCCATGTCAGGAGGGTAGTGGTAGGCATCAACACCAAAGGTGCCGCTGTCACGATCCACGTTGCGTGAGATGGGTGGGGCGATCTCAGGAGCCGTTGTGTAGCCCCTCAGATCAATGTTGTTGTAGGAGCAGGAGGCAGTAGGGGCAATGGCAAAGGCACGGACCATACCGGCCTTACGGGCGATGATGGCGGCCTTCTCAATGCCTAGTGCCAGCCGAGCCACCGTGCGGTAGGCGGCGGTGTTCGTAGGGCAATGGCCTACGTACTGTTCCAACGCAGTACCAAACTGTTCATAAGTGATCTTGTTCTGAGCAAGGAAGTTAGCCAGACCCAACACACCAAGACCAACCTGACGATCAAGCTCAGGTGTCAGATACTCACCAGTGTCACCAACACCAGTCTTGCCGTGAAGCTCCACGAGAGATGTCATGCCCTCCTCAAAGGCTTGGACCAGGCTGCTAGCATCGCAAGCACCTAGGTTCACATGTTGGAGCAGGCAGGTGCCACGGCTTTTCAGGTAAACCTCAAGGCAGACGTTGCCATAGATCCGTTCACCCTTGCTGTCGTAGCGAATCTTGTTCAGCCAGATGTCACCACGCTTGATGCCCTCAATGGTGGCAGCAATCAGTTCAGGACTAGAATCTGTTAAGAAGTTCCAGTCAACATCCAGACAACGCTTCACCCAAGGCAGGTCAGCTCTGCTGGCATTGACAAACTCAATGGCATCAGGATGATCATAGTCCAGATGACATACCACAGCCCCATTCTTGTAATGACCACCCCTACGAAGGGTCTCGTTGAGGGTGGAATAAATCTTGGCAAAGGAGACTGGACCGGAAGCCGTCAGGCCCTTTCCATTCTCATCACCTTTGGGACGGAGATTGCTGAGGTGAACAGCAACACCAGCACCATTGCGGAGGGCATGGGACACAAAGCGCCAGGAAGATTCAATCCCATCGAGGCCTTCCATGCTATCCTCCACCACGAAGACGGTACAGGATACTGGAAGACGACTGGTCGGATCATTGATCCAGTTCTGAACACGACCCGTGCGGGCGATAACATTGGGCGTTTTCATAATCAGAGGAGATCCTCAAGGATGGGTGGTTCGTAGTTTGGCCCCTTCATAATCTTACCATCATCGCGGCGGAGGGACTTTCCGTCAACGAGTTTGCTCATGTTGGAATGGAAGACTCGGTGCATAGCAGCATCAAGGTTCCAACCACGGGCAGCGGCATACTGGTAGCAGACAAAGACAAGATCTGCTAACTCTTTGAGTTGGTTCTCCAGGGAACCACCGTCAAGTTCGGTTTCATACTCATCGCAGAACTCACCATACTCCTCACGAATCAGTCCAAATTGAAGTTCATGGACAATTTCATCAGGTGTGGAAATGGGCTGCTCCATCGCCTGCCGGAACAGGATAGCCTGAGTGAGTAGGCTGGGCGTTGTCTTTGATAGCTCTGATTTTTCGTTCAACATAGGCGCGGATCTTAAGCCAATCATCGAGTTCAGTTTCTTGGGGTTTGTAGCCAGCACGGCAGATGTATTTGATGATGTTGCCAGAAAGGAAGTCAAGGTCTTGGTCAACAATGAAATCCCAAACTTGAATCTTTCCTTGCTGGTAATGAGCTGGATCGTGCTTACTCATTGGTTGGTGGCATCCACAGGATGGGTTCTTTGGTTGTGAAGTTGTACTCATTGGGTCGAAGGATCCTGGCAAGTCTAGCATTGCGGAGGGCATCCTCCTCGGTAAGACCTGCCTTCTCATAAGCACCTCTGATCACTTCCCACTCCTTCCCCTGTGCCTCTGCAAGCAGCTTCTCAGCACCCTTGGCACCAATACCAGGCACACCCTTGTAGCCGTCCACAGGGTCTCCTGTAAGGCACTGGGTCCAGAACCAGTAGTCGGCCTGCGCTTTGGTGGTGATGACCTCCTCCTTGCCGTTGAACAGACGACAAGCAATCTGTTTCATGTCCTTGTCAGGACTGATCAGAACGAAATGGGATGGATCATTGTGGCAATGAATACCAAGAGCATCATCAGCCTCAAGGAGAGGTATGGTGACCGTAGGGTAATGCTGTCGGCACCAATCAAGCAACCTGCGATAGCCAACAGGCTTACGCTTTGTTCGGTTGCCTTTGTACTCGGGGTCAACAGTCTTCCGAAAGTTCTTGGTGTCAGAGAAATACAAGGTGACATTGGTGGTGTCAAACTGTGTCCTGAGGTTGCTGATGTCCTGTTCAAAGGTTCGGATGACTTCCTTCAGGTTGCTCACAATGGTGATAACATCCTGTCCCCAATCAAGTTCCTCCTCGTTGACCTGACAGGAACGGTAAGCGTAAAAGTCAGCATCAACCCTAAGGTCAATGGCAGTCTGCCCACGATGTCCCTTCTTTTGCTTCGGAGGCAAGGGGTACCCGGAGGTTGTAGTACTCTCCTGCTTGGACGATTGCCCATTCGAGGTTGAACTTGAAGTCATTGACAAGATGTGGAAGGACAGCTAATTGAATTTCATCATGGATCCAACCAAGCCATTGATAATCAATGTCCCATTGGTATCCTAGTTTGGTTAGTGACTCGTAGGCAATCACATTCCATCGCTTGCAAACGATAGCACCAGCAGACTGAAGCAAGTAGTTCAGGGCTGCGTGTTTCTTACCTTGAAGCTTAATGGGACGCTGATCCAAACCAATCAGAACATCACCCTCCGCTCGTTTCTTAACAGCAATGAGGAGATCATCAAGACCAGGAATAGCAGCAAGGAACTTCTTACGAATGTCCTTACCAAGACTCAGGGCTTGCGTATCACCCAAACTCTTGTCCATAGTGAGCCCGATCTTTTTGTCGGAAGCACCGTAAATGAATGCGTAAGTGAGAGACTTGACCGCTTTTCTTGAGCAGCCGACTCGATCTGCATTCTGTTGATGAATGTCACCATTAACAACAACGTCAGCGAAAGACCCCCCATCAAAATAGGCAAGGTAATGACCAAGCATCCTAAGTTCAAGGCCAGAAGCATCAGCTCCGACCTGACGCATTCCGTTTCCGGGCAAAAAAAGCGCACGACATCGTGGATCACTACTGACCTGTCCAAGGTTTGGTTTGCTGTGGGCGTTACGACCTGTGTTGGTTGCAAGCATACACTGGTGATGGATGCGACCCTTGGGTGTTACCATCTTCAGCCATGCGTTTGCCCCATCACTGAGTTGTCCTACCCCTTTCTGGAGTTCCAAGATACGAGCAAAGGTGGTTGCCTCTGTGGTATCAATACCCATCAGGATGCCCTCGTCAATCTTAGGGGTGCCCGTGTCAGTGAACTGTTCTGGCTTCCATCCTCGCCAGGTCATGAAGGCCCAGCCAATGTGATGACGGCTTGTGGGATTGAACTCCTTGAGTTTGGTGAATGGTGCATCTTTGATGTAGCCCTTGGTCTGGTTGGGACGTTTGGGAATCATCTGACCACCATCCACATAGGGGAAGATGTTTCTCATCCCCTCAGCCAGCTGATCCATCTCTGTTCGGAGAGTTGATTCAAGCTGCTGTCCTGCCCTCACATCGAAGGGCCACCCTGATGCTTCTTGCTTTGCCATGATCCTGGCAAGGTCATGTTCCAGCCGAATGGAATCCGCATAGTCACTTAACTTGGGTGAGAATAACTCAACCAGCTTGTTGCTGACGGAAACATCCTGCTCGCAGTAGTCCTCCATCTCCTGTGACCACTCAGACCAGTCTGTGGTCTTACCAAACTCACCCTTGTATTCGGTGAGACGATAGCCCCAGGCCTCCAGGCTGTGACGTCCGAAGAGCTGCCCAGGCATTGCTGCTGGGCGTTTCCGTACATCACGGGCAAGGATGTCAGGGAAGAACATCCGAGACAGGATCAGGGTGTCAAAGGTGGTGGCCTTTGGCTGGAAGAAGGGATAAATCTGTTGAAGGGCTGGGATGTCATAACCCACAACATTGTGGCCCCACAACTCGTCTGCTTCCAGGAGAAGGGTTACCCCATCCGTCACACTGTGCTCACCACCTTGGTCATTGAAACGGAAGATCTGTTTGGTATCCAGATCCATCGCAACAATGCAATGGACAACACTGAGCTTACGAAGCAGGCCGTTGGTCTCACAGTCAAACAGTAACCTTAATCCCATGCGCCCTCCTCGGCAGCAAACTTGGTTTCGGTGATCACATCAGGGCGACCACAACTAGCGCAGAACATGCCAGTGGGAATCATCTTGCTGAAGAAGAACTCCTCATTGTCACAAGTCAGGCACGCAACCTTGTTAGTGTAGCCTATTTGTCGCTCAGAAGTCGAGGTAGTCATCGGGTGCTCTTGTTGTTGGAGTAAGCTTGGATTGTTTGAAGGAAGCAGTTGCATCTTCCAACATTCGACCTGTGTCGCTGTTGTAGCTAATGAATCCAGCAGGTCCTGTCTTTCCATTGAATCGGTTCTTCAATACAACCAGCTCTGAGTGACTCTCTCCAGCACTGAGGTTTCGTTGAATAGCGATAACCAGATCAGATAACTGGACAATGGCATGGGACCCTCGGAGTTGTCCAAGGGAAACCTTTCCTCCGTCTTCGTGTCCTTTGTCATTCTGTGGTCGGCGTAGGTGGCTGATGAGAATCATACCAATACCAGTCTCCTCAACAAAGCTGCGGAGCTTGGTCATGGTAACGTCAATCAGTTTGCGTTCATCACCAGAATCATTACCAGACAGAAGGATGCTTAGGTGATCAAGGATAACCCAGGTAACACCCTTTGCCATGGTCATGAAGCGAATGTCACTCAGAATAGCTTCAGGATCCACGGAACCAAAGCCGTCACGAAGAAAAACGTGGCCAGAGCCAACGGAAGCATCAAACGCTTGGCGGAAATCCTCTTGTGGGATGTCATTACTGATGTGGAGTGGTTTGTTGGCCTTGACGGACATGAGACGTAAGGCGGTCCGTTGAAGGCCCTCCTCCAACCCAATGTAGCCCACATTATGGCCCTGGTCAACTAACCCCTGTGCTACCTCTCCGCAGAGGGTGCTCTTGCCCACACCTGAGCCTGCTGTGACGGTGACCAGCTCTCGCAGTCTAAGACCACCAGTAACGGCATTAAGACTGTCGAAAGGCCAATTAGCGTCCCTACCAGCCAGGGGACGACTAGCGATCTCAAAGAGATCAATTCCGTCGATGACTGTTTTGGGGGAAAACTGTCGTTTGTTCCAGATCGCCTGACGGATGGCGTCTGTGTCCTTTGCAACTAATGCCTCATTTGCATCCTTGTATTGGTCAGTGCGGGCAATGAATACCCGCTCATGTGGAAAGAGAGAAGCACACTCGTTGGCAGCAGCCTGACCAGGACCATCATTGTCAAAGAAGAGAACAATCTCATCAAAGCCAAGGGCCCACTTCAGTTGCTTCTCCAGTGACTTCCTGGCACCGTTGGCACCATTGGGTACGCTTACCACAGGCCAGTTGGGACGGGCCTGCCAGACACTCATGGCGTCCTCCTCGCCCTCGGTAATGACAAGAGTCTTGCCACCACCAAATAGCTGCTGGCCAAACAGCTGATGCTCTTCGTTCTTGCCCTTCCAAGTGATGTCCTTGGCAGCAGTCTTTTCCTTGAAGGCAATCACCTGTCCTGAGGAGTTGCAGTAAGGAAACCGAAGGGCCTGAGAAGCAGCGTCAAACCTGACATTGAACTTCTTGCAGGTATCTTCAAGGATAGCCCGCTTCCGAAGGGGAATGATGTCCCCGGAGTAGTCCATAATTGTGTGAGGCTTGTGGGAAGAGAGAACTGATCCATCACCATGTTCGTAGTACCCACAGGAAAAGCAATACGCATCGCCCGCTTGGTAACGAGCGAGCGCATCACTACTACTGCATGAGGGACAGGGTTCGTGACGAACAAACACTGACTCATCGTTTTTCATTCAATCCAAGAAAGAGGAATATCGGAAGAGGAACACCACGTGAAATCATTCTTGTCGGCCCACATAGCATAGGTGGTTTTGCTTTCCTTGGAAAGCGTGTTGTATGGGGCCTGAAAGACAAGACGGATGTCAAGCTCAGGGTTAGCTCTCTTGACTGCTAACATCTTACGACGATCAACAGGCTTGAAGTAACCCTTTGCTTCCAGTATTACACCATTTGGAAGAATGAAGTCTGGGGTGTAATTGGCGGTGATAGTGTAAGAGAGCCTAAGAGTTTCATACTCAAACAAAACCTCATTAAGCTCCAACCACCGGGCCAACCTTTCTTCAAGGCGGCTCCGGTAGCCAGCCATCAGAAGGGAAGATCGTCAGCTGTTTCCGTAGGGGAAGGTTGGAAGTTGGGACTGCCTACCTTGAACCCATCAGCAACACCAAAGATAGCAGCCACATCATCATCACTGATGTCACCAGAGTCAGACCCATTCCCCGAGTTCAAGGAAACAATCTGAGCACCCTTGACCTTGAACGAAAGCCCGATCTTGGTGGTGTACACATAAGGCTTCAGGTCAACAATGACACGAACCTTAGTGCCCTTCCAGATCTGTGTGTTCACAGGGATAGGTTGACCATCCGTATCAACCCACGGGAACATCGGACTGTTGCTGTCACCACCATAGCTCAGCTTCACATAACCAGACTCATCCCATTTGGGAAGTTCTGTTGTGCTGCGCTTTCCCGATAGCTTGTTCTTGCCCCATTCAATGGCATTCTCATACTGCTGATCAAACTCAGGAATGAGTTCATCAGGAATACGAAAGCCAATGGAACAGTTGTTGAACTTACCGCTGGGAATCAGAGCGTTGATGTAACCTTCAAGGGTGGTGGCAAAGACGAAACGATTGTCGCTCATGTGAGGGCTAGGAGGGTGGAAATGTTGGTGCTGGCCACAAGGTCCTCATGCTCACGGAAGAGGGCAAGGAGGCTCTCAGGGGTGTCCCCGAGGTCTTCATCATACCACCGCATGATCGCTAGGCCTTCCTCAAAGGAGAAGCCATAAGCAGCACTCATCTGTTCAAGATTGATCACTCGAATGCCTCAATAATTTGCTCAGCAGCTTCGGTGCATTCCTGAACACCACCACCAGAGGCAGCACAGCACATCCAAGCAGCTGCCGTGAACTCATCCTTGATGAACTCTTCAAAGGTCAGCTCAGGCTCGTCCTTGACGTACTCCGAGTACTGTTCAAACAGCACACCAGTAATCTCAAGGTCCAACTCGTAATCAGCAGCAACCTCTGCCACGTAGGCAAGGGACTCTTCAGAAGTGATCATTGTTAGCAGAAGAAGTAGGGGGAAGCTTGAACATCATTGATGTCCAAGGTGTTTTTCATGATGCTATCATCAAAGGTAGCACCAATCTGATCAGCCCAATTCCGAAGAACAGGCTCACTGTAAATTGACACGAACTCATTCCTGACTGCCTTAGCAATCAGATCCATGTCACAGGAACGTCCTAACACACAGTCATGGATGACAGTGAAGGGTCCTTCCCAGTTGGCAAACACACAGTGAAGAAGAGCAGCATCCAGGGAATGGATCACGTTAGGAGCCGAAGCACTAACATGGTGATCAATATCCACTGGTCCTGGATCTTGTTTGGCTATGTTTGCGGTGAGTGTTGTGCCAAGCAACTTGGTGGCAATACGTTCTGTTTGTGTGATCCTGAGGTTTTGAACCACAGGGAATCCAGAAGGTGTCACCCATTCAATAACCTCCTTGCCAGACTTGATCTGCTCCTTCACTGCCCCTTGGATGAAGTTCATACAAAGCACAGGACCAGAGAAGATCTCCTTAACACCGAAGTCATAGATTGCCTTGACAATCTCACTCAGTTCACCTTTCTCAAGGGTAACACCCTTAAGCTCTTGTCGGATGTAATCACGAGCAGAGTGACGAGTAACACCATAGGGTGTGGTCATCACGGTCCTCTTGGTTACCTTCCTGGTGATGTGTTGATGAAGGTGTTCTGGTATCTTCTCCTTGGCCTTGTTAGCCACAATCAGATAGCCATCAGATGGCTTAGCTGTTGGAACCACATTGACCATCTCAGCAGCCGTGCGGTCAAGCGTAAGGGCAGAGAGATGTTGAAGACCAGAACACGTAGCATCAACAGCAATAGGAAGACCAGAAGTCTTCTGATCACCAACAATCACACAGTGGTAATACTCAAGACACGAAGCCAAGAAACACCAGGGTTCCTCTGCTACTGACCACTCATTGATTGTCCCCATTGGATCATTGGCAATCATACTGATTAGGTGGTGATTGGCATACGTCCAAGTGAGACGATCATCCATCGTAGCCTTATCCAACCCGTAGGTAGTAGCAACCTGAAAGGCTAACCACCACTGAACCACTAAGCCTTCTTCCTCAAAGAGAAACAAACTCTTTTCAAAATCAGTCCCCTGTGGGCTGAGGCTTGTGGGAATTGGATAGCATCTCCCACGGTAGTCAAACGACCATGGAATCCAAAACGGATCATCCCGATACTTGTTCGCAACAAACAAGCACTCTATTGTTCGGTAGTTATTCTGTGCCAGAAACGAGTTCCTATCTTCGATCTCAGTACGAGCCTTCCGATAGGTTAGTTTGTCCTCCTCAGGAGCAGTCTCCCAAGGCTCTGGCTTTGGCGGTGGAGGTGTTGGATCCTCCGCTCGGAACTTACCCACACTGATGCGGTGTTCCATACAGAAATTAGCTACGCTCAGAACAATAGGGTTGATCCGATACGGCACCCGTTGCAGGGTGTTCAGCATGGCGAGGGCCTTGCTGTTCCGTAAGACGGTAGACCCCCCATAGTCTCGGACCCGTACCAACCGACTCAGTTTGCGAATGTCGTTGGTGAGGTAGCCACCTGAGTGCTGGCCTGTCCAGTCGTTTGGCTCACACAGCATGGGCCACAGACATGCACAGTAGTTCTGAGCCTGCGCCAGGAGGGCCTCCTGTGCCCTTAGGAACTCAGGCTGGTAGGTCATGACGGTGCTCTGCCTTTTCTGCTTGTAGGTCACCTTGGAGCCCACCCAGCCCGTTGCCCTAGCAAGACGGTCAACCAGCCACGCTCCTACCTTATGACGGATCGTAGGGGTCCACAGCTGCCACTCAATGTCGTTCTTCCTCATGGCAGCACGATACCGCTGAACCTTGTACCCATAGCCCTTGTGGGCATGGATGTTGTCAGCAGTATTGCGAAACAAATCCTTGTTCTGTTTCTCAAAGCTGTCAAGCATCAGCTGCTGCTCAATCCTTACCCCAATCATGGTGGTGATACTGACGTAAGTAGGATCAGCAGAACCACGACACTTCCCAAGACCATCAATGAGTGTCTTGGCAGTGATGACACCTAACACGTAAGGATCTGTCTCCTTGATCAGGATCACAGCCTCAGCATAGGCAGCAGCCTGTCCATTGTCGATGGATGTGATCTTCTCACCAATCTCCTTAGCAATGGCACCAAG